ACTATGATTTCTGCAACTGCTAAAACATTGGACCAGATTCTGGCTGAGAAAGCAGGAACTGCGATTCAAGGCTCGCAACTGGGGGCCACTCAGCGCGCCGCAGCTGTCCTTGACAGGCTCTCTGCACCTAAGTCACTTATTCAGCAGGCGCCAGTACGGCGCAGTCCACTGCCGCTGACACCAGATATGCTCTGACGGGCCACAAGCCACGGGTTTGGTGTTTACAATTTATGTTACGGGTGGGTAGCGTAGCGGAACGTCAGGCCGTGGCCCCTTGGCGAAGCCACGAGATAGCGCGGAGTCCCCTGTCAAGGCCGGAATAAAATTTGCTTCGCAAATTTTATGGAGCCCGCAGGGTTGCCTTGATTGGGGTTAGCTATCGAAGTAAGCTAGCCAAGGCGGCTGCGCGCCGAAGTGGAGCGGAGCGTAGTAGATTCGATAATTTATTAACTTTACAAACTACATATACTGTTAACAGTCACCTATACGCACGAAAGGGCGAAAGATGAGCAAATATATTGAAGGTCAGGCAGTAGATCCTGCCTTGTTCTCTGGAGATGATATTATTATCGTGGTGGAAGAAGCCACTGGACGAGATACTTATTCAACTATTAATGCGTTGCGCACATTGCTGGATACCTTGCCAATTGTTGGTGGCACCGCCAACGGCGTGCTCTACCTCAACGGCTCCAAGGTGGTGACGAGCGGGAGTGCGCTGACGTTTGATGGGACGGATTTGGCGGTTGGCAACGCAGGGGGGCTGGCGCTTTTCAAAAGAGCTTCTGACGGATTGTCTGTTGGGCAAATCGGTTCACGAAGCAGCACCGACATAAGCGTGTACAACGCGGGTGGTGTAACTGCGGAGTTTGTGGCGGGAGCAAACGAGCTTAGGTTTAATGTTGCCGCCTCCGAACAAATGCGCCTGAACTCCACAGGTCTGGGGATTGGGACGAATAATCCGGGGGCAAAGTTGGATGTCAGTGGCGGAAATGGTGATGGCATTCAATACAGAACCGGAACGCGCACAGTCGGGATCGGTCAGGTAGCCAGCGAAGCCGCTCTTTATTGGGGCAGCGGTACTGCGCTGACGTTCTTCTCGGGGCTTGAGCGCATGCGTCTCGACTCCTCCGGCAATCTCGGACTGGGGGTGACGCCGAGTGCTTGGGGGAGCAACTTCAAGGCTATTCAGGGATTTTCAAGTTCGCAGTTTGGGCTTGTTGCAGGCACCAACAGCGTGGCAATCGGCACAAATTATTATCACGATAACGCTAATTACATTTATGTCACTACGGGGCAAAACGCATCTCGTTATGACATGACCTCTACAGGTATACATCGCTGGTTCACCGCTCCCTCCGGCACCGCAGGCAATGCGATTAGCTTTACGCAGGCGATGACGTTGGATGCGAGTTCTCGGCTGCTTGTCCATACGACGTCAGCAGGAGTCAGCGATAACGGCAACACGAGGTTGACGGTTGGCGGTGGAAGCGCTACAACGTATCAGTCCATAAAAACTAGTGGTGGCGAAGAAATCATTATCGGTACGACGGCTGGAAGCACGTTTATTGGTTCGTTTTCAAACAATTTGTTTGAATTCCGCACCAACAACACCGAACGCGCCCGCATCCCCGCAGCCGGTGGCGTGGTAGTCGGCACCGCAGCCCTTGCAACCAACGCAACGGACGGCTTCCTCTACGTTCCGACTTGCGCGGGAACTCCCACGGGCACGCCGACAACGCAGACCGGCACCGCCCCCATCGTCGTTGACACTACGAACAACAAGCTGTACTTCTACTCTGGCGGTCAATGGCGTGACGCTGGGCCCTAACCCCTGAAAGGCAACCATGAACTGGACTATCGACTGGCTCAAGACCACCCCCACCACCGCAACCCCGCCGGAATACGTCATCGAATGCGGCTGGCGCTGCACTGGCACTGACGGGGCCTACACCGGCACGGTGTACTCGACGTGCTCTTTCACTCAAGAGCCAGATGAAAATGGCAATTTCATTCCCTACACGCAACTGACTGAAGCACAAGTTCTCAGCTGGTGCTGGGGGTCTGGCGTTAACAAAGAAGCAACTGAATCTGCAGTTGCTGCACAGATTGAATCGCAGAAAAATCCTACTGTGATTCAACCCCCGCTGCCGTGGCTTTCCAAGCCTGAGGCAGTTTCCAACTCTCCTGCAAAGGAATAAGATGAGCACCTCTGAAACTGCAAAATTTTCCCTTCACAATCTTAGTCTGCAAGATGCAGACATTCTCATCTCTGGGCTTGGCAAACTGCCCCTGGAAATGAGTGCAGATTTGTGGATTAGACTGCGTAGTCAAGTTGAGTCCCAACTGGCAGCCTTGACGCCATCAGAGAAGCAGCCTGAATAATGTCTCAACTTACTCCTGCAACTGCAGAAGTAGGAACCAATGCCCAGGAAGCAGCAGAACTCACAAGACGAGATCTGAACTTTCTGGGCATGCTTGCTGCCCCTGAGGAATTCACTTACGCATTTCCTCCGTTCTACCTAGCACTATTTTCCCTTCTGACTAGCTTTACCAAAAAGGTAGAGCGTTATGCCATTGGTATTCCCCGCGGCTTTGCAAAGACCACATTCATAAAGCTGCTGTGCCTCTGGTACATTTTATTCAGTCACAAGCAATTTATCCTTATCGTCGGTGCCAGTGAAGACCTGGCAGTTAACACACTCTCCGACATCTGTGATCTACTCGGCAGCCCCAACATCCGAAAACTATTCGGAAACTGGCAGGTTGCAGTTGAGGTAGACACACAATCTCTCAAAGTTTTTCACTTTCGCGGCAGAGACATAATCCTGCGGGCCATTGGTGCAGGAACTGCAGTGCGCGGCATCAACAGAAAGAACAAGCGGCCTGATGTCATCATCATGGATGACGTGCAAAAGCGTGAAACTTCTGAGAACAAAGAGCTGAGTGAGCAGCTGCTCAAGTGGATTCTTGGCACGCTGATGAAGGCACGCTCCAATGACGGCTGCACTTACATTTATGTGGGCAACATGTACCCACAGAACTGCATTCTTGAAAAGCTCAAGCAAAACACACAGTGGACTTCTCTGATTGTTGGTGGTATTCTTGCTGACGGCACCAGTCTGTGGGAAGAACTGCGGCCCATTGAAGAACTCATCAGTGAATATCAGTCTGACTCAGAACTCGGGCACGCAGATATTTTTATCTCCGAGATTCTGAACAGCACTGATGTGGCCGCCGCCAGTGGCATTGACATCTCCCGCATTCCCCTCCTTCCATCTTATTACGAGGACGCTGATCCCGAAGGCTCATTCATAATTATCGACCCATCTGCTGGAAAGAAGACCTCTGATGACTGCACAATCAGTCATTACAGTGTGTGTGACAGCAAACCTATCTTTGATGAGCTGGAACACGGCACATTCTCACCCTTGGAAACCATCCAAGCGGCAATCCGGCTGGGAATAAAGCGAAATACCAGACTCATCGCAGTTGAAGGTGTTGCATATCAGTCAACTCTCCTGTATTGGTTTGAATACTATTGTGAACAAGAGGGCATCACTGGTTTTGAGTTTGTAGAACTCAGCCCCAAGGGACAAGCCAAAAATAATCGCATCAAGCGTGGACTTCTCCGACTGCTCTCTGGGGAAATCTACCTGCACCCGCGCGTGCGCAGCACTGTTCTGGCACAGATTATGGATTGGAACCCGCTCAAGATCAACAACATTGACGATATAATTGATCCTATTGGATATGTTGAAGAACTCGTGCGCACTTATCCAGAGCACATCGTCAAAAACATCTTTGATGTAAATGATGATAATGCAGCGGCCAGTCATAGCAGCAGTCTAGCGCTGCCGTTCTGACCTCCAAACACCGAACCAAAAGGAATCCAAATGGCAACGAGCATCTCTCTCGTTAACACGCTCTCTATCGAGCAGCGTAAAGAACTTCTCAACTATGCCAAAGACTGCGCAATGCGTCTTGGCTCCAGTGCGCTCTCTGACTTCCGTTCCCTGCTGCGTTATCGGGACCGTGCATATCAGCGGCAGCTGAATACGACTGCAGAGCACATCAAAGCAGTTCGTGCCAACATGGCAGGTGATGCGCGCAAAATTCAAGACATGACCGTGCCGATCATCATGCCGCAGATTGAGTCTGCTGTAGCGTATCAGGCAGGTGTGTATCTGACTTCTTATCCCATCTTCGGGGTTGTCTCTTACCCAGCTAATCAATCTCAAGCCATGCA